TCTTGCACTATTTTCTAATATCTCTTGATAAAAATCCGATATTTTTGTTTTGTTATTTACTAATTTAATTGGGTTTGGATTAGAACGAGTTTTGGATTGAAATTTTGTTGGAATTGAAGTATCAAATGATGTATTATAATTATATGCTATTGATGCACTTAATTCTAACATTGCCTGTGAAGATGATAGTGCATTACCATTTATATCTCTACCATCAAACGAAGATGATAAAGATGTTTGGGTTTTGTAATCTTCTAATAAGTTATCCAAATAACCGGAACCTGACAAATTATTTAAATTAATTTGCTGTATTACTCTATTAAGTTTTCTTGTATTTGAATTAAATTGTTTAAGCATATTGTTCTATATCTCCTTTTACTTCAATATAATCATCATCGTCTAAAATAAATTCAAATCTACTCTTAATAAATTTAATCAATAAACCACTTCCACCTTCTTCAACTATATAATCTCTTGCATTTATACTTTGTGTATTAATATAAACTTGTAATCTATCTTGTGTAGTTCTATATTCAATTTCTCTTAATATACCTACAAATCTCCAACCCTTTGCTTCATAAATCCAATAAGTAGAATTTGTTAAATCTTTTGGAGTTAAAACTACTTTGCCAGGATTTCTACTGATTTTTTGTGTGATATCTAATAAACTTCTTTTCATTATACAATATCAATAAATTTACCTATAATAGTAACTTCATCGGTATTGGTCACACTAAATCCTAAAGAACCTGTTAGGAATTGTAATGATAATGATGTATTATTTACAGACCCGGTAATGTGTGTATTCCAATAATATCTAACACCATTTATATATGTTTTAACATCATATTGATTTCCACTATAAGTTATTCCTGATGTGACTACCGATGCTAATTGTGGAGGTGCTTGTATTAATTTTATATCATTGAAAGATGCGGAGTTTGGTGTTGTTATTGAGCCGGTCATACTATTATTTAAAGATAAAAAGTCAATTAAATCTTTGTTATCATAATATGGTGATATAGTTGTCAACATTCCTTCCAATCTACCATTTGCAGTCACATCGGTTTCGGTTGCAACTACAACTCTTTTTGTAGACATTGATTTTTTAATAGTATTTTCTCCGTCAAATTTTTCTGGTAATAAATACGCTTTAACATTTAAACTAAATTCAACTCTATTAATTCTTTCAGTACCTTCACCTACTTCGTTTACAACATTAAATTCACCAACCGATGTTCTAAATTTAAACTTTTCTTTATCTCCCCAATATGTTGATGCAAAATTTAATTGTTCAATTACCTGATTTAATTGTTCGGTGTAGGAAGTCCAACACATACAATCATAGTTTACTTCAACATAATCTGGCATTGTTATTTTGTAAATTTCATATTTTGGATTTACTGATTTACCTAACAAATTAAATCTATCGTATCTATTATCTTTTGAATATTTTGTAACACCTTGATATGATACATGCCTATTTGGCATTGCCATTGTTTCATCTTTGGTTATAGACGTTCTTCTTATCATTAATAGAGGTAATTGAATTTTACCCTTATTATCTCTAAAAATTCCATCTCTTCTTGCACCTTTCCATCTTTCGGAATTACCATATATAACAGGTATTTTTAATACTTTACCATTATCATCCAATTCAGGTAAAACCGTATCTTCCAAATATGTTATCATAGCATAATCAATATCAAAAAGGGTAATGGATTGTTTTAAATCTCCATTATTTGATTTGATTTGATTTGCTCTATTTAAGTCTGCTTTTAGTGGATTTGTTGACATATTATTTTATTCTTTCTTCTATATTTAAATCCGATTTTCTTACCATAACTGTAGAACATATTACACTCATATTTCTACTAAAATCATTTTCTAAATCATCAGTTAAAAATGGATTTCCACCTATAAATTGTGATTCATTTACATTATCAATTTCATAATATGAATTATCAAAATAAATAACATCACCAATTTCAGGATAACTTTCTTTTTCTTCTAACATATATCTATCAAAACGAAATTCTATATTTTGTGATGTATCTGAACCAAATCCTTCATAATTTGTAGTTCTACCCTCTTTACTTATTAATGTATATAATTCAACTCCAGGAAACCAAGTTTTATTCATAGCTTCACCATATAGATTTATCTTAGTTTCATTCATATTAATTTTGAATAAAACACAAGTATTTTGTATAACTGTATCTACAAGTTCTCTTGCAATACCTTTGAAAAAACTAACATCTCTATTAGATAAAAATTTTGGCATATTATCCTACATATAATTTTAATGGAACTTTTCTTAACATATCTTGATGGTAGTCTGCTTCATTTTTTCTTATTTCAAATTGATTTTTTCTACCCAATTCTTCTAAATTTTCTCTTAATTGTTTTATTAATTCATCTTTTTCAACTTGTGCTTCTGCCCTCAATGCTGCTCCATCTAAACTAATTTCTCCATCTGGAATTGGAACCGAACTATATTTTTCTCTAATTGCACCTAATAATTCTTTTGATAATGCAAGAGTATATTTTCTAATCCATTGCTTACCCACCTCATTTATTTTTATATACGGAATAAAATCATATCTAATGTTTGAATAGTCAGCAACAACACCATCTTGTATTATTGATGAGTTATTTTGAAAAGTATCTCTTTCAAAATATTCATAGTATATTCTTGCACGAGTTGTGTCAGTTGGTACTGGAAATATTTCTAATTTATTATTTACAATATTAAAACTAAATGTAGATTTGCGAATGTGGTCATTAAATTCAATTTGTTGCATTCTCAATACATCCTCATATAGAGGCATCATTAAGAATTGTGCTGCGGGTGAAAAGTTTCCAAATCCTAACTCACTCATTAAGTTTAATGTACCTTGTGCACCTACTGAATATGGGTCAAAGAAACGAGCAATTGCGGGAGTTGCTTCATAGAATACTTTAACAACATCTCTTTGTGTAGATGAACTTAATGATTGTGATGTAGCTGCGTCATATGATAGAGTTGTTAAATCGTATTTTTGTACACCCGGAGTTATGTCTATATAAGCTTTTTTAATATCCACATTTCCACCTACTCCTGATAATGTTCCGTATGATTGTGCCATTCTAAAAATTGTTGGAACCGAAGAGCCATCTACTAATTTTTGAGAATAATTTGAACCAGTTGCTGCACCTTTTAAGATATCTAAATTATTTCTAATATTAAATTGATTTACTTGTGCACCATATTCCGAAGTTGCTTCTTCAAAACATGCAAAAAAGGACCCTGATGTTAGTTCTACATCTATAATTGGGTAACCTAATCTTTTAGCACACCAATCGGCGGTTTTAGGAGCATCAGTTTGGAATGATGTATCCGTATCGTATATTCCAAAGGGTGTTGAACCTGTTACAAATGAAGAACTTCCAGGCCATTTTAAGTTTAAAGACATATTAAAAAAGTTATAGTTTTACTACTATAAATATGAATTATATAAATAAAAAAAGGGAAAGTATTTCTACTGTCCCCTTTTTTAATATTTTTAATAAAATTGAAAACTATGTTAATCTAACTTTAACTGTACCGGTAGTATGATACAATCCACCAATTGCAACACCAGCTGATGCTGCAGCCCCGTCATTTGCAAAACTACCAGTAATATATCCAAATGAAGTATTTGCCATTTTGGTTGCAATACTACCACTCAATGAGGTAATACTACTGCTAACACTACCACTCAATGAGGTAACAGAGGCATCGGTTGCCAGGCCATCCCCATCCAATGTTACTTGTAAATCGGACACTAATATATATCCCAATTTACCATCCGATTGTCTAGCTAAAATTTTGTCTGTACTTTCCGCTGTATATGTTGGTAAATCCTTCGCGGTTTCGGATATTGTGTATTGTGGTTCTGGGTATGCCATTTTATTTAATTTATTTATTTTTTTAATACTTTACGAATATAAATATAAAATTTTTCATATAACCATAAAAAAAGAGGAGACATTTCTGTCCCCTCTTTTCCGATTATCCTAATCAGTTAAGATTAAAGAGTTTCTAAACCGTCGATTACTACTTTACCGTAGAATTCTGGTCTTACTAATTTCTTAGCGTATCTAGTCATCACACCTCTTCTTGGAGTGAAGTTAGTTGGGTCATACACTAATGGAGTCATAATCAATGGAACATAAGGTGCGTAAACTGCTCCTGTTTCGAAGAAGTTAGAACCTTTGAAGCCCATTAATAATACGTTCTCAGTCATGTATGGGTTTTTGTAAACGTCATATCTGTTAGAGATAGAACCGATGTTAGTTACACCAGCAGAGAAAGTTGTTGCGTCCTTACCTGGGTTAGCAGAGAATCCGTTCATAGATTCTAAAATAGTTGCAACGTTTGGAGATACTACTATAAAGTTAGCACCACCTCTCATTGTTAACTGATGAATCTTGTTAGATACTTTTTGTAATTTGATACCCAAAGTTTGGAACCAAGTATTCTTTTGGTATGCAGAAGCTGCAGCCGCATTAGAATCAATTGAGAATCCAGAACCATTCCAATCGTAACCAACCTTTGCAGACCAGTATTCAGTTGTGAATGCGTTTTGTTGTAACATTTCTAAGATTTCTAAGTCGATTTCTAAAGAGATGTATTCAGACAACATTTGAGTTAACTCAGCTTCAGCGTCTACACTATGGTAAGCGTTTAAATCTTGAGCTAATTC